TTGTAGATAGGCTTAGATTCCCTATTGGGATTATCTATCATGGTATATTACCTTTCTTTTATGATTATTATTTGAGTTGTTGTGAAGCTAGTTTTCCAGTTTCCATTTCTGAAATTAACATTGCTTCGAACTCATCTATTGCCTTGACTAGGAAAAATATTTTTTCACGACCTTCAACGTCTCTCAGGGGTGAGTTCTTCCATTCATTGTCAAGTTTATTCCTAATTGCTTTTAAGGAATCTTGTAAAAGAGGATCTTCTAATAGTTCTTTAGCTCGTTGTCCTCTTGAAACTTGTTTGTTTAAATCCAATTATCGGCCTCTTGTTGCTAATGTTGTTCCAAGCCTATTAGCAGCTTGGTCAGCTCTAGTTATCGCAGGTGTAGAATAATTCCTACCTGGAGGGCCAAATGATCCTGTTCCTCTTATAGGTATATCGCTAGTCATCTTTGATAAATATGTTTTAGCTGATTTTAATTTAGAATCCTCCATAAATTCTTTAATTCTTGATTGAGCAATGTTTAAATCTGATTGATTCATATTATCAAAAGCATTCATTAATCTTGCTGCTTCAGCCTCAGACATTTGTATTTGACCTGTTGATTTTAAAGCATTAATTAATTTCGCTACTTCAGCCTCAGACATTTGACCTGAACCTAATGTTGAATCTTGTAAGTTTGAATTTACATCTTTACCTTTAAATAAATTAGCTAAAAAATCAACTCCTTTACCTAATAAACCACCACCCATTAAAGAGTCTGTGTATCCACCAAACATACTTCCAACAGCTCCACCAATATCTCCCATCCATTCACCAATATTTTTAGGAGACATAGCAGCTATTTGTCCTGTTTCTGGATTGTATTGAACACCTCTATAACGATATTTTTGATTCATCTCTCCCATTTGTTGAGCTAGGTCAGGGCCATATTTTTTTTCTAATTCTAACATTGCCATAGAGTTAGCAGCACCAGAGTCTGGGCCAAGTCCAGGAGGTATGACTTGTTCAAAACCTTCTACTAAACCTTCTTCAGATATTTTAGGGGGAGTAAAACCACCTCTACTTCCTCTTCCTTGTTGGAACATAGCATTGGGTTGACAAACTCCATCGATTAATTGATATCCGGGAGGACAAGGATCAAAAGGTTCTTCTTTCTTTTTTTCTTCTTGTTTTTTTTCTTCCATATCACTTTTAGGAAATCTTGCACCTTCTTCTAATTTACCTTCTTTAATTTGTTCGGTGCGAATATCATAAATAGGATTATAGAATTGTCCGGGTGTTACTTCATAAGTATTCTGTTGATAGTAAGGATTATATTCTCCCACTCTATAAGAATCTATAATAGCTTGTATTCTAGGATCACTACCTATGCTCATCTCATTCCTCTCTTAATTAATGCTTCTTGTATGTCACCTTCGTTTTTAATTTTTTGTTTTTCTATATCAGCTAGAATTTTTTGTTTTTGAATAGCAATATCTGCTTCTAATCTTTGTTGTTGAATTTGGATATCAGCCATATCTTTTTGTCTCTTTAATTCTAACTCTTGTAGAGCAATACCCACTAATGGATTCTGTTCTTGTGGTTGTTCTTGTTGTGGTTGTTGAGGAGGTATGTTTGCTGGGTTATTGAAGAATAACTCAGGTGATTTATACCCGGACACTTCTACTATTTTAGAAATAGTATTGTAGATTTTACCCATATCTACAAGTGTACCCATTCCACCAGCTTGGATTAATTTTTCTTGTAATGCAAGAATCTGTGCTAGAGCAGCAGCTCTTTGTTGAGTATCAGAACTACCTAATCCTACAGTAATAGTTAAATCCATATTAGAAACCCATGAACGAGGATCAACAGGAATATATTTACCTCTTAACCGAATAATTCTTTCTGCTTCTTGGTATTTAACTACATTGGCATAGATAAGTTTAAACATATCTTTTACCCCGGTCTCTGCAAAGACACGAGCAATCATTTCAATTCTTTGAGTAGCAGCGTTCATTAACGCATTAACAGATGTTGCAGTAGTATGTGACTTCTGAATTAAATCTGGATCTGCACCCATTTGTGTTCTAGAAACACCAGTACGTTGTTCTTTAATCTGATCGACTTTCTCCATCATACTTAAACCTTGATTTAAGAAGTTAGGAGTTGGAAATGGTTGAACTGCGTTAGGTGATTTAACACGAACAATACCACCAGGTCTAGAAGTTAATAGATCATCTAAATTAACTTGTCCATCGGTTACAATAGTACGAGCATTATTTTGTAAGTACATATTGTCGAGTGTTTGTCTTAACACTGTTGTTTTGATTAACTGTAAATCTGCTGTTAAGTCAGTAAGAGATAGACCAAAGAATCTGTGTGGCATTGGGATAGGAGTAATAGTAGCAAAAGGAATATGATCTATTTCTACGTTATCTAAAATTTCATAGCCTTGCCCGGCAACTGTAATCTTTCTTAATTCAGCAACATCATCTTCATCATAATCCACACGCATATAACATTCTGTAACTTGTACTTCAGCCATTGTAGGATCAGCATTAACAGTATCATAAGGTGCTTGATCGTCATAAATTCTTCTTGTTGTTTTTTCTTCGTTATAAACTTGTTCATCAAATGCAGGTAATCCCATTACCACATCTCTGTCAAAACCTTCTCTAATCAGTTGAGATCTAGTTTTAGTGACTCGATGTGCAATGAAGTCTGCTGTTTGAATATCTTTAGCATCACGAGAGATAAGCATTTCTTCTGGTGGTACGTTTTCAATTTGAACTTTCCCAACAGTTTTTTTACGTCTTACTTCACAGTCATAATACATTTTTTGAGATGGTATATAGTTACCTGTCTCATCTATAACTTCTTCTTCTTCTAAATGTTCTGTTTGTGAAATAATTTCTACATCTTCATCAGCAAGAAGTGATTGGTATTCTATCTCTGTTAAATTTTCATAAGTTTCTTTTTTCTCTTCAATAGCTTCATTCCAAAATACTTTAATAAAACCATTCTTTTGAATAAGAGCATCTTTAAACCAGGTATGTAATGTCATAAAACCGGGATTATCTTTCATCAAAATATGATTACAATAATCGGTAGCTTGTTCAGCAGCTTCGACATCTTCAGGGCCTACAGGAACAAACTCTACAATAGATTCACCCGCAGTAAAAATTCTCATTAAAGAAGGCAACACACTTTCTACAACTTCTAAAGTATCTTGAGAAGTAACTTGAGATCTTCCTTCAACTTCATTACCATAAGGTTCCCCTAAGTAATACTCTAAAAATTTTCTTCTTTGTTCTGTAAGTTTGCCACCATAATAACCGAGAGAACTATCTATCTCTTGGCTAATCATAGCCTTTAATTTAAAATCATCCATTATACTATTCCTATTTGCTTATATTCTATTTTTTTGCTCCATTGTTTTGTTTCGTTTAAACCCACTGCCATATAACGAAAAGCATCTGCAGCATGGGATGTCCAATCGTGTTGTGGTCTATTCTTCACTTCGCCTTTATCATTCGTTGCCCATCGATATTGTCTCAAGGCATCTAATCCGTCTTTTGTTGTTTCGTAATTAAAGTAACATCTAGATAATATCATACGCACTGCATTAATTCCGTCATCCACCGACATTTTTGGTACGAGTGATGTTACCATACCAAGTGACTGAGCAATCTCTAATCGAGATTTGCCAGTACCCAGCTCCCTAACAGAAGCATCGTGAGGAAAATAATGAGTGTCATACACATATCCTTTGTCTCGTAATATCGAGGAATAGTATTCTAAACTTTCCCCAGAATCTTCAAAATAGTCAATAACATGGATCGCATGGCCCTTTTGTTGAACGAACCATATCGCTGTTTTATCAGCCATACCCAAATCCCAAAAAGTGTCAACAGGTATAGTACTATCATAGGGAACCTTTGTTACTCTTCCTTCTTCATCACATTTACCTAATCCTTGAGAGTAAATAGCTCCTATAGCATTAGATTCAAAACTACATTCATATTCTGCCTCGTATATTTCTGGAGGCATCATCTTCTTTGCTTCGAGTAATTCCGATTCTTTAATAATCTTTGTCTCAGAGGCTTTATACATTCCAGCGAACCATCCGTCTGTATGTTTTGCATGGTCGTATAAATTATAAAAAGCATTATGCCCGGTAGGAGTTCCAATCGCAATCATCCAGCCATCCCGGTCTGATAATGCAGGCCTAATCACTTCAGTCCAGATTTTAGGAGGCATTTGTGCTACTTCGTCTAAGATCACACCATCAATATATAAACCTTTAAGGGTGTTCGGTCTTTCGCAGCCTAACAACTGTATTCTTCCGCCATTAGGAAGATCAGCTCTTAATTCTGTTTCGTGATACTCCATGTTTGGCAGCACAGAAGTATAATACTTGAGATAATCCCAAGCTATTCTTTTAGCCATACTGTATGTCGGTGCTATATAATAATACCGAGGTCTAGGAAGTGTATTCTGTAAACACTTCTTGATAATTTCGTTAACTGTGAGGACTGTCTTGCCGAATCGTCTATGGCAAACTAGAACATTAAATCTTTTTAGACCAAAGTGAATCTCCTGTTGGAGTTCTCTCGGTTTGTAGGGTATGACTATTTTCTTCATTAATATTTTTTAATATATGGGCAATCACATCGACTGTCCACCCATTGCCCAACATTTTATATCGTTGGGTATTAGAAACTCCTTGTGTGTAATTATCTGGTACAGTTTGTAATCGTTCACACTCTATGGGAGTGAGTTTACGATAATACATTCTGTCTTTTCTAATTTCTAAATGTTGTTCTGTTTTGCCTTCTTCGTTATATCTACCTCTAAATGCACCACACATAATGTTTGGTATCGATGCAGAACCAGCAGCAAGAGTACCAGATGGTTTATCTAGTTTACGAATACGATCTTGTTGTGAGTTATATCCTTTACCACTAACATCCATTTGCCAATAATTTGGTCTTTCTTTAATTCTTTCTGGGTTCTTAATCGGAACTAAAGTCATTCCGTTATTCCCAGCTCCTTTATACATTGTAGAAGTCATACAAAGAAATTTTTCATCAACCTCTCTATAATGCCTTCTATTTCTTTCTGTGTCTTTGACAGGTGAATTTTGTTCATATTCGAGAATATCTTTAAGAACTAATCCTTTATCTTGAGGTTGATCTACCCCCGGAATATTAGTCCAATATAATCTCTGTCTATTCTGTGCCGATAGAAGAGAACTATTAATCATAATCGGTTCTACTCCTAAATGTTCGGTAATCACGTCTTGATAAATCTTCTTCATTCTTACATTCTCTAGTAAGAAATACTTAGGTTTACATTCTTTCAGTAAACGGACAAATTCAAAAAATAAGGCACTTCTTGGATCATCAAAATTAAGTTATTTACCAGCAAAACTAAATCCTTGACAAGGAGAACCACCCATCAATAAATCAATAGGTTCTAGATCTGCTGCCTTAACTTTGGTCACATCTCCTAAATGGATAGTGTTAGGAAAGTTCTTTTTCGTTACCTCAATGGCATATTTGTTAATTTCGGCAGCATAATAGTTATAATATTTGATACCGAGTCTATTGAGAGCTATCTGCCCACATGACATTCCATCGAATAATGATAATACGTTCATATAGGTATTATCAGTACAATTTATATTTTTTCAACTTTTATTTTGTAGATAATCTTGTATTCGCTCTATATCTCTGCCTTTGACCTGGCCACGACCTTTAGTGTCAGACATTGGTTTATATTGAGCTAGTTCTTCAAAATAGTTCGTAATTGTTTTCTTTGTCGTCTTGCTTGTTTTCTTTGATTGTTTCTTTGCCATAATGCTTTCCACATACAAAATAGTATGCTCCTTTTTCGTTTATACCGAAACTACCATATTTATCGCAAATATGACACCTTCTGTACTTCATGTTTTCCAGATGATTCCAGTTAAACACTTGAACACTGTTATATCTTCTCAAAATACCCCTAAAAATCCGTTTTAAAGCCCATACAGCATATATATATCAAAAACCATAGAGAATTACTACCCCCTATATTTAAAACTCTATTTCCCATTCCCGGATACTAAGGGATTGGGATTGGGATAGAGAAAAAACCCATAACCCAGATGTATATAGCTGCGGGTTGTGGGTTATTATGTTTCTTTAATAGTTTTACACGACATCTATGTCGGTATCTATCCGACAATATTGTCGTCTATAGGGCAAAAACCATAGGGAATTTGTTTTGTGTTGAAGTGGGATATGAATATCGATATGGCAAATCAATGGGGGTGGTTTGGTTTAAAATAATCAAAATAGATCAGTAAAATCAACGTTTTTACCTGGAATTGTTGAAAAATAAGGGTTTTTATGATTGTTGCATAATGTATATTATAGGAATTTTGTTCTTTTTATAGAATTTATTCGATATATAGAACTTATATAGAGGTTTGAGTCTGAAAAGAGATAAAACGTAAACCCAACTATAAAACCCAACAATATCAACAACAATGAACCCAACTAATTTTGAATGGTTATAATAATTATATCTATATTTAGATTGTTTCTATCTATATCTATTTATATTTAGTATTCTTTTATATCTATTTTTGTAATATTTGGAATGGAAGAATAAACCCTTTATTTTTCTATAATATTCTCTAATAGAGGAAAAAACCCCCACAAAATCGGCAAAATCAAACTTTAAAATAATTAATTATTTTGTTTAAGTTTTGTTATTATTTTGATATTTTATATATATAAGGAGACTATAAAAATGAATAAACAACAAAAAGAAATGATTAAATTAATTGAAAAGGCATATTCTGAATTAAGTGTTCTTAATAACATTACTTGGACACAATACAGAGAGGAACTCTTTTCTCTTAATAAAAAAGAAGAAGTGGCACACAGAAATTTTACATCAAATAGAGAATACGATGTTTCAATTTCTATTTGTTCTAAAATGTTCGTTGTTAAACATATTGCCGAATGTTTAATCAATCCTAATCAATATGATTTAAAGAATATTTTATATTTAAAAAAATCTATTCCTTTAAGTTGTAGTTTAGTTCTTAACTATGGGAATAAAATTAAAGAGGCATGGAAAGAACAAGATATAAAAGAACTTTCCGAATTAGATTATGTTTTTTTAATTAATTATGATCTTTATGAAGAACTAGAACAAAGAAAAAGAGAAAGTTTAGAAAGAAAGGTTTCTTAATGAAAATAACTAATAAAGAATCTAGTGAATATAATTCAAAAGAGTTAGATTTTATTTATAAAACATCTTTAAAAAATGGTTTTGTAGGTGATTTTTTTGAATTTAAATATGAGTTCTTCCACTGTTCCGAAGTTTTCTTAGAATTATGTGGAGTTAAAATTAATTATTTTAAGGAGGTTAAATAATGTTATTTCAAGGAACTGACGGACTAGATATAATTTTAATTGTTTTATTTTGTGTCATTAGTTTTTATTTAATGAAAAGGGGGAAATAATGGAATACCACTTCGGACATATTATAAAAATACTCATTGAAAAACATGGATGGGTAAAAGTTCCACTTTATCAAAGTAACAAAAATTAAATTTATTCTTAAACCCTTTTAATAGGGTTTAGGACTAGATTTAAAATCTAGTAGAAAGAGTAGAGACTATGACAATTAACTTATTAACGAAAGTCTATAATAATTGGTTATCAAAAAATAAATTTTCTGAGGGTTGTGCCGAAGATTTATATTATCAATTATTAGACAATTTAGATAAAAACATTCCTCAAAGAAAATGGTTAAAAAGATTTATTAATCTTTGGGAAAAAGTGGAACACAAACCAAACGGATTGGGGATTTAAATGTCAGAAACTTATGAAGTAAATAAAACTTTTTACAATTTAAAGGATGCCGAAAAAGAAAAGGAACGAACAGAAAATTTATTTGATCCACCTCCAAAGGAAGTTTGGATTGATTGGACTTATGACAAAGAGGGAGATAAGGAATATAGTATTTATTTCACATTTGATTAAATAAACCCTTATTTTTAGGAGGTTTTAAAATGTAGTTTTTGACGTCAAAAAACCCTTATTTTTCAACGATAAAAGAACGTTTTTTTTGCCGATTTTTCGGATAAATTTCGTTTTTGAAATCTAGTTTGGATTTTGTTCTTCAACTCTCAAAAACTATTTTTGGAATTTCAAATTTCAAAAAAAAATCAAATCTCAAATCTAATTTGGATTTTGTTAGTCAATTCTCAAAAACTATTTTGACCATTCGATAGAGAAACTTTGGTCACCAGAAGTTAATGTAATTCTTTCTTTATCTGATCCGTAGTGTGTGGCTGCAGCTTTACCTGCGTACCAATGTAATTGTTTCTGGAGTATCTCAAGGCCCTTGATTGTGGACATATTTAATTTAGTGTCGTTCTTCACTGATTTTTCTAAATCTTCTAACAACTGATGATACTCAGATACTTTAAAATCTGCCCCAGCATGTTTTGCTTGTTCATATGCCAATTTCATTTTATCGTCATTAAAGACATGATTGTAGAAATTAGACCATGTAAGTTTACATTGTTTAACTGCCTCAGTAGGGTTCATGCCTTGGCTAATTAAAGTAAATACCTGGTCTATTAAGGTCTTAGTGTATTTGACCGGGCGACCAGTTTTCTTTTCAGTGGATAGTTGTGTTTTGGTTGACATCGACAAAATCTATTTCATGTTTATCAGATAATTCTTGAACAAAGTCTAATGCTTCATTTTTATAATTAAAATTACCTACACTAATAATTATACTGTAAGTATTATCGTGGTTTTGCAGTAGCATAAATCGTTGTTGAACTAACATACTGTCTAACAACTTGTCTTTGTTTTTCATAATTATCTAATTTGCTAATATAACTCTTTATGAGTTTGTTTAATTTCCTTTTATTATTTTGTAAGAATTTATATTTTTTCAATACATAGGAAGGAACTAACCCACCCATACGACAAATAAATTGGAAGTCTGGGTTATTTTTTTTTAACCATGACCTGGCCTCTTTTTTGTCTTTTGCCGTACCAAATTTTTTGTTGTAAAATGGGTTATCTGTAATCCCTAAACCATCAAGTATTAACTGAATAAGTATTTCTTGATAGAGTATTTCATGTACTTTTAACATCTGGACATAATAATCCCATTATAAGTTTATTATATCATAAGTGTCGTGGGTAAAAGGCGAATAAAAGGCGAATATTATATCTCGTAATAGTCACATAATCTAAATAAACCTTTTCTAAAGTTCTTTAGATGTGACTTAGCTGGATTATTGTTCACTATTACTTCATAAACAATAGAAGCATACTGCCCAGCTTTGCGTAAAGCACCTCGTACTCTATCTTGAGCACCTAATTTAGAGATAATAGATTTGTCTTTGTCGCCAATAATCTTTTCTTTAACATAGTCAAATGTAACTCTGGGATAATATCCAGCGTAATAAATATCTTGTTGTAGTCTTAATCCAGCGTTGTAAAGATCATTATTTAAATTGTGATTATCTGGAAAAAGCAAATGATTATTATAATAGAAGTCAAATATATCAGCGTGTCGCCTACGTAATCTTTTGTGGGCTTGTTCACCTTTTTCTTTAGGTGGGAGTTCTTCATAAACTTCTTCAAAATCTGGTAGCCTGTAAAGTTTACCACTTATTTCTACAATGGCTTGACCCCCAAAGTCAGATTCTTTAGATGCCACACATACCCTCACACTCATCTAGTAATGAATATTGTCCTAGTTGATCGTCTTTCTCTCTAAGATCTACTTCGTCAATAGGTTTGCAATCTCTATGTAAATAAATCTTATCCATTTGATAATTATCTTTATTGTTCTTTTTAAATTTTTCTTGATCTCTAATCATTCTATCAATTTTAATGACTTCTTCCCATTCCTCTTTGTTTTCTTTAATCATTCTCCATTCTTCGTTTGAATGATACGGGCAAAATGTACAAGCACTTCTTGGTGGTTTGGGATAATTATTTTCTTCCATCCATTCAATACAATGATTTCTTCTTATGGCTTTTTCTACTAATGGATATTGGTTCTCAATATATTTTAATTGATTAGTTTTCATTCTTTGCATTTCATCGAATGAAATACCCATGACTAACTCTACTTTTGTGTCTTTAGTAACTCTTTCGCCTTTTTTATAACCTAACAAAGATCTAATTTTTTGTGTAACAGGTTTAATTTTATAGTCTGCTGTACATTGTCTGCGTAATAAACCTTTTTTATCTGTATCTGTATTTTTTGTATAGAATGGTGCTGTAAATTTATGATATTTGCCTTGTGAAGCATCTATAATGTCTTGTTTAAGATTTCTCCATTGAACAATATGAACAGGATAACTTAATTGTGTTTTTAAATATTCTAACCAATCATAAACATTTTGTGGTTCTGCACCTACATCTGAAAATATAGCACAATCAACCATAGGAATTTCACCTTTTTCAATCATTAATGCCAATGTACTTGACTGTACTCCAGCACCTAAAGACAATACTCTAAGATGTTTTGATTTCATTACCAAACTCTTCCTTTAACTTATTAAACTCAGTTATTGACATACTGTACAATGGCCCACCATTTTTAACTGCCATTTCATAACGAGATTTTCTTATTCTCTTTTCACCTTCTTCTTCTTCTTCTTTAGTAGGTGGCATATCAATCTCATTATATTTTTGCCCAGTTATAAATCTTTCAAAAGCTACTGCAAACTCATTGTGGGTTTCAACATATACCGGGTAGGTTTTTAATACTTTTTCTTGATCATCAGGTTTTAGTTTTAAAAATCTTTCTATTGTTTTAGGCTTATTGGATCGCTGCCTAAGTTTAGCTGATAGTGATTTCCATATTTTCTCTAGTTCTATAATATTATTATTATTTTTATATATATCTCTATCTCTATCTCTATCTACGTTGTTAGGTGTTTGTTCAGACAAATCATTATCAAATTTCTTTTTCCTAGCTTCACTTCTTTTAGTGGATAGTTCTACACCTTTGTCATATTCTTCTTGTTGTTTTAGATTTACATAACGATTGTCAACAAGGGTGTATTTATCGTTAATGATTTTTATTACATCAGATTTTAATTCATCTAATTTTTCTAAATCTGGTGTGTAAGGAATAACCATTCGACAAAGTTCGTCTATGTTGTTGGGCAGCCCTTTGCCATGCGAATAACATAACAAATCAATATAAATGCCTCGTTGTTGAGGAGTTAAACCTCTGGTATCTGTTAACCAATCGTCACAAAAAAACCACATTGCTTTCATTTTCATTCTATCATAATCCCTTCTGTGCTCGAACCAGGTATAAAGTGAATCCAACCTCGATTCTTTAACTGTTGCATCAATTTATAAATAGTGGATGTGGAATTGCAACCATAAATTTCTGCCAGTTCTTTGTAGGTAGGTTTATTACCATGGTCAGTAAATGAACAAAGGATTTGATAGAAGTTCTTTTGTTTGGAAGTTAAGGGCAGCCTCATTTAAGAAGCTACCCTACTTACGTTTCGATGACTAAGAGATGTGTGAACATTTCTGTTAAAGGTTTGAAAGAGACTAACATCTAATATATTTTCGCATGATATACACAATGAATATATGTTGATATATGAAACATTCACACAAGTAAAATCTATATATAAAATAATTAAAATCAACTACTTTTTTTTCTTGCATTGTGTGGATAAAATATTAGGTTTTTTTTAGGAGAATTATTATGAATGTTAAAGAGACTAAAGAGCTAGGTGTCATTAACGATATTGTTATGTCACACCTAAGAGAATCTGAGAGTGAATATTTAGAAAGAAAGAAAAATTTAGAATTTCAAACTGATATTGGTCTTTCTTCTGTAATGGATAGTCCATTAGTTCACTATTTAAGATTAAGATATCCAGATATCGAAAGTACAACTGCCGATCATTTACATACAATGATTGGTGAGTTTATGCACAAAGAAATCCAAAGACACTTTATTGCTGCCAAAGGTACTAATTGTTACATAGAAGAACCTGTGCAAATAAAAGTTAAAGGTGATTATGGTGATTGGTATTTATCAGGTCGTATGGATATTTTAGAAATGATAGATATGAACCAGGTAAAGATAGGTGATATTAAAGCTACAAGTGCATATCAAGTATCTACTTTGAACAAAGAAATTTATAAATTTGAACAGACAGGTGATTGGAGAGAATTAAAACATAAATACTTTTATCAACTCAATGCCTATGCAGAAGGTATGAGGCAAAAAGGAAATTGGGTTAAAGATTTATATTTAATCATCTACTGTAAACATTGGACAAACAAGTTGGCTTGGGAAGATCCAAACTTTCCTCAATATCCATTGTATGCCCGGTCAATACCTATGTTAACTTCTGAACAAATTTTAGAATACTTAACTGAGTGTGTGAATAGACATCAAATGGCACAACACCCAGATAATAAGTTTACTCCAAAATGTTCTAAAGATGATTTGTGGTTATCCGATCATAAAGAGTGGGCAGTAATGACTAAAGGAAAAAAAAGAGCATTAAAACTTTTCCATTCTAAAGAAGAAGCAGAAGAATATGCTACTGATGTTCCAGATAGTTTTTTAGAAAATAGACCAATCGGAATACCTATGAGGTGTAAAGATTATTGTCTTTATAACAAAGTATGCCCTCAGTTTAAAAAGACTAAAGAAGAATTAGGAGTAAAAGATGAATAAAAGAATATGGGATAAGTTAAATACCACAGATAAAGATTTTACTAAACCTTTTGAAAAGTTTGGTAAAAATCTTACAACAACAGATCCAATGTATCAGATAATGAAAATGACTGATTTATTTGGGCCTGTTGGACAAGGTTGGACTTATGATGTCAAATACACTTATACGGATAAGAATGTATTTGCAGAACTAAAACTAGGTTGGAGAGAAGATACCAATAAAGAATTTAATTGGTATGGCCCAATATCATCTGTAAATTCGTTATACAAATCTAACAATGTACTAGATGATGAAGCACCTAAAAAAGCAATGACAGATACTTTAACTAAAGCTATGTCTCATTTAGGTATGTCAGCAGATATATTCTTAGGATTATTTGATGGTGACAAATACGTTAAACAAAGTAAAAACAATCAATCAACATTAACAACAGAAGAAGAAAAGGAGAACGATATATGAGTGATGAAATATATTTAAATTTATTTAAAGCAAACGAAAATGAATATGGGATAGTGTATGAAAATACACTCTTAGTTCCTGAACAAGATTTTACTTTTAAAGCAGGACATCCATATAAATTATCTTTAAAAAAGAAAACCTCTGATAAAGGTAATCAATATATTAGTATTCGTGTAATTATTAATGATTGGGCAATAAAAAATAGATCAGAATTTGCCCACTTGTTAACGACCAATGAACAAAAACCTAAACAAATTATAGATGACGACATTGGTTTCGACTAAGAATAAATATAAAGATAGGGCATACATGAAGTGGGCATTAGATAAATTTCCATGTTATGTGTGCTCTATTATGGGATTTAGTGATAATTGGTCTGAACAGAGACAGTTTCATCATTTACAAGGTGAGTTTAGATTAGGTATGGGGATTAGAGACGATAGAGTAGGAGTTGTTCTTTGTTGGAGTCACCATAACGAGTTGCACACAAAAGGTGGTGAAAGAAATTTTTGGTCAGATGTAGGTGTTAATCCTAAAATTATGGCAGACGAAATGTATGAAGAATACACAGAGAGGAATAAATAATGGACTTATTCAGTTATCCAAGAACTGCTGGTTATCAAAAAACTGATACTAGTAAAGATGCAGCAAAAGACATTGAGAAAAACAAAGCTCAATCTTTAAGGAATAGAGTTAAAGAATTAGTTATTCAATTTCCTAAAGGCTTGACCAATGAAGAAATTGCTGCCTTCTTAAAAGAAGATTTAGGTAACATAAGACCTAGATCAACAGAACTTCAACAACAAGGTATTTTATACGATACCGGGGAAAGAAGAAAAAATAAAAATAATAAAAATGTTATTGTGTGGAGGGCAAAATGAACGAAGTTAATATCAAACTATCATTCGATGAAGCAGAACAAATAGCTAGAGTCATGGATCTAAGAATGGAAAATATTAGAGAGATTAGACTTAAGTATGGAGATGAACATACTAAAATCGTGATGAGAGATTTCCTAAGAGGAATTAATAGATTTATTTCTCAATACTTTATGCAGAAAACAGAAAAGTCAAAGAGAATAAATAAAGCACGAGAAGATTTTATGAAAAGAGTAAAGGAGTATTATGAAAAAGAAGCAACCAGATCTAAGTAAAGAGATTATTGAAATACACAGAACATTACGAATTATCTATGAAAGAGGTCATTTAGCTGGATTAAAAGAGGCTTTAAAGACAATGAAAGAGGTAGGAAATGAAAAGAAAACCAATATATGAATACACAGACAGAAGGATGTCTGTTGAATATGCTTTGTTTGTTAAAGAACTACAGAAAGCTAGAGACAAGGCAGCACAATTAATGGGTAATAATTATTTTGCAAATACAAAGGAGATAGTAAATGAACAAAGAATCAATAATTGAAAAAGCAATACCAATCAATACCATTGGTGAAGTTAAGTCTATCATTGACGGCCCTAGAAAAGGGAAGATATATTTATATCATCAAGGGTTCTTAGCTAATGATCTTCAAGAAAAAGATAATTTAAATTTAAGAATGATGAATAGTGGTATCAAAAGAGCATTTGAAAAGAGGGAGTGTATGTTATTTCAAAAGAAAA